AACGACTACGGTGTAGTCAAGAAAGACATCTTTGCACAAACATACGAGAAAATGTAATGAGAAAAAACTATTGGTCATGCAGTAAATTTGCAGACTGGGTTCGAGGAACACCTAAACGAGGTGCACTAACCTCGGATGGATGGCACGAATGGGAAGTTGAAGCAAAAAGCTACAATCCTGTTCGTTATTGGATTGCGGAAGAGGCCCTAGATGCAATCCAAAATTTTATATGGTGGCCTGTGGATCAATTATATGCTGTCAAATATTATATCAACAACCGATTTGTTTCTCGTACTCATAGCCTTACCGCTCATCCCCGGGATATTAAGCCTGGCCAGTGGCAAGACGTGGGGAACCGCTTTTTGCCTTGCCTATTCAATGAGCTTGTTGATTTTGTTGAAATAGAATCAGCTTGGAGTCACATTGCCTGGGGCGATAAAGAAGCTTGTGCCAAGTACAATCCTCCCTTCTGGGCAAGTGGTTGGTTCCGTTGGCGCACTTGGCGTTGTCCACAAGCAGGTCTCGATCACTTAGATTGGGCAATGACACTGACTAACACTGACTGGTGCGAACCTAATCATCCAGAATATGGAACCCCTACATCACAAGCAGAACGTGCAAAAGAAATCAAAGAACTCTACACCTGGTGGACTGTGACCTATCGCAATCGTCCTGACCCTTACGATGCAAGTGGCTGGAGTGAATACTGCGAAAAGACTCGCGAACTCAACGATGGCAGACTATTTGGTAGCAAAAAGACTCCCGAACTTGAAGAACTTAGCACACGATCACATAAACTGCTACAGAAGATTGAAGCAGACTATGCGGCAGAAGACGAAGCTATGATGATTCGTCTGATTAAAGCTCGTGACAGTCTTTGGACTTAATTTGCCAAACTGTGTCAACGAATCTTAGGGCTACCGCGTTATATATATGTAGGATATAAATTTCTACATAACCTAAAAGGAAACTTTATCATGAAATTGATCGCAACTTTAATCGCAACCTTGTTTGCTGCCACTGCATTTGCTCAAGCACCTGCCGCTAAAAAAGAAGAAAAGAAAGCTGATGCCAAGCCTGCTGTTACAGCACCAGCACCAGCACCAGCAGTTGTTGCGCCAGCAACGCCTGCCAAAAGTGAGCCTGCTAAGAAAGACGACAAGAAAGAGCCAGCTAAGAAGTAATCCAAAGGGTCTAGACGATAGTGACTTTGAAGTTGACGACGAAGTCACTTTTGGTCGTAATCGACAAGCAACAAAATTTGGTAAAGTCGTTGAAGATGATGACCTATCAGATCATGTAAAATTTAGATTATGGCTAGCTAGACAAATTGCATTAGCAAAATACAGAGAAGTCCATGGTTAATAGCCCTGGGCTTTTTGTGTAAATAAATAATCAAAAGGAGACTGCTATGAAATTATTAGCCGCGTTAGTATTAGGATTATCGTTAGGTCTAGCACAAGCTAGCGAACCAGCAAAGAAGCCAGAAGGCGAAACTAAAGATGTTAAAGCCAATGGCAAAACTGTAGAAGTACGTGTACCAAAATCGGCTCATATTGACTGCAAAGACAAGGCCAATGCAGACAAGACTGAGTGCAAGAAACAGCCAAAAGAAATGCCAAAAATTGACAAGCCTGTAGTAGAAAAGAAAGCTGAACCAGCTAAGAAGTAAAATAACACGGCCCTAACCTCTGCGGATTGATCATCCTGGCACGTTAGGGTTTTTCTTTTGGCTAAAAATCCGTTGACATATAAGTAGATTGACTGTATAATATACATATTGTTTAACGCAAAGGAGCACTTAAATGGCAACTAAACTCAAAAAAGAATCTATCGCACTTCGTGAAAAAGCCAAACGTGACTACAGTCCAAGCTGGGTTGGTTGCGAAGCATGGGACGAGAATCAGTTTCTGCGTTACTTCCATAGTGCTATGAAGTACTATCGTATGGAAGCCAGCGGTAAAGAACTCAAAGTTAAAGTTATTGATTGGATGGGTAAAAATGGTTACGACAAAACGACTATCCAAAGTTTTAAGAAAACCAAAGACAATCGTTGTTCGTTGACTGTTGGCTCAATTGCTGCCTGCTTGCTCAAAGGTATGCAAAGCACACGTCCAGACTTTAACAACGGTCGTGACACTGCCACTTGGTTGGGTGCAGAAATTGCCAAGATTATTGATGAAGGCAAAAACGACATTGATGAAGACGCAGTTGTAGTCGATGACAAGCCTGCAGTTTATACCCCTAGCATTCAAGAACGTACTCGCGATGCAGCCTTGTTAATGACTGAAGAGATCGAAGACGCTTACGAGAGCTATCAAGCTGATCCAGAAAACTTTGACCCGAAAGCATTTAAGATGCTTAACTTGCTCAAAGGTAAAGGCGCAAAGGCAGCTCACGCACGTATCATTCGTGACTTCTATGCAGGCGATCTTGCAGAGCTAAATGAGCTAGCTAGCGGACAAGGTGATGAACAGTTGAAAGAAGGTTACAAGCACCGTACTCGTAAGCAGATCAAGAACTTTATTGCATTTTTACAAGAGATTGAATCAGCCTGTAACATGCTCATGCAAGAAGCCAAAGTTAACAAAAAGCCTCGCAAAACTAAAGCAGTTAGCAAAGACAAACTTGTTGCTAAACTTAAATTTAAGAAAACTGACGAGCCCCTAAAGTTGGTTAGTGTTAACCCTGCAGACATTATTGGTGCTCAGGAACTGTGGGTGTTTAACAGTAAAACACGCAAGTTGGGCAAGTATGTTGCTGAGGAGTTTAAAGAACTTGGCGTTAAAGGCACTACAATTACGGGTTTTAGTGAAATGAAATCTGTACAAAAGACTCTACGCAAGCCTGTAGAACAGTTGGCGGCCTTTAAAGCGGCTGGTAAAGTAGTGCTACGCAAGTTCTTAGAAGATATTAACGCCGTAGATACTAAAATGAACGGTCGTTTAAACGAAGAGACTCTTCTTCTTAAAGTAGCATAAAACAATTAGGGCCGTGGATAAATACTCAAAAGAGAGTATTTCCATGGCCTTAAACATTTTCGAACCGTTAAAATTTAGTACTCAAGGAATTAACGACCTTGCTACACAAGAAACACTCGTTATAACCAACGGTAAAATTACTGTTGATATAGTCGAACCTAAACGATCATTAACCTTTGCCGGCGGCAATTTTACCGATGTTAATAGCAAGGGTATTAAATGGACCGACGGGCGCAAGAGTAAAACACTAGCATACAAAGATTCTACATTATGGACTGATCTAAGTGTTAATCTTGCAGAAGAATTAAGTTATCAAATTAACGACACTTTGGTGTTGTCTTTTACTGAATTAGGTTCTACTGTTACTAAAAGTAATTTAAAAACAGTAGGTATTCTTAAATCTTTAATTGTAGCAGGCACTGCCGAGTTTGGCGGGTTTGCCTATGCTGTTAGCGATCTTAATAGATTTGGTATTAACACAGACTCCCCGGCGGCGGCTCTAGGTATTAACGAAAACGGTGTCGGTATTGTTATCGGCAGCACAAAAGCCAGTACAGCAGTTATTGGTACAAACACAAACGATAATTTAGAAATTGTCACCGATAATACCGCAAGAATAACAATTTCAAACAGTGGCGATGTTAGAGTGCATGGAAAAATCTATGCCGACGAGGTCATTACACATAGATCTAGTCCGGTAGTGTTTAAAGCTTCTGATACAGACAGTATCTACGGAAAAGGCATGGTTTGGTCAGCACCGTTTGAACCTAATAAACAATTCATATATTATGCCGACCCTGACAGAATTTGGTCAACAGAGATAATTGATCTAGCACCAGAAAAATATTTCTCAATTGAAAACAAAATGGTTCTAAGTAAAACTATGCTAGGATCAACTGTTGTAGAAAGTAGTCTTAAAAAATTAGGTGTGCTGACTGAATTACAAGTAGCAGGCGATGCCGCGGTAACTAGAACGCTGTCTACTAGTAAAATTGAAATTGGAAAATTCTCCGTCAACGAAAATAATCTAACAGTCACTGACGAATTTAATGTTATCAGAGGTAACACTAGTGAGTTAAAATTAGGCGCTGACATTACTATTGGTACTTCCGATAATAATAACAGAACTGTATCTGTATATGGTAAATTAGCAGTTGGTGTTGCAAATCCCAAAGAAGATGTAAGTTTAACAGTAGCAGGATCAGTAAGTTTTGATAACAAAAAATTTACCACAGGCGATAGTAAACCTACACTGGGAAATTACAACAAAGGCGATATTGTGTGGAACACCGATCCAAAAGCAACCGACTACATTGGATGGGTATGTGTAACTGCAGGTAGTCCAGGTGCGTGGTTACCATTCGGTTCTATTGCAAGACAATAAGTGAATATCTGGGTTATAGGTAACGGCGAAAGTCGTAGAACTTTCGCCCTTAATCAAATAAAAGATCTAACAATAGGCTGCAACGCAGTTCACAGAGATTTTAACTGTGATAGATTTGTAGCTGTAGATCGACGCATGGTTGAAGAAATACTTAGAAATGATGCTGTGACTAATAGTGCAGTCTATACTAGGCAAGACTGGTATAAGGAATGGTGTAGTGATCGAGTGCGGTCTTTACCAGATTTACCATTTGAGGGGACTGATAAAGTAGACAAACCGTTTCATTGGAACAGTGGTCCTTATGCAGTATTGTTAGCATCGATGATGTTGCCACAACAAATACATTTGTTAGGTTTTGATCTTTGGAGTGTAGACGGGTTAGTTAATAATTTTTACAAAGGTACATCTAACTATTCTAAAACAGATTCCAAAAAAGTCATGCCAGACTTTTGGATTTACCAACTGGCAAAAGTTTTTAATTATTATAGTCAAATAGAGTTTATACAACATCAACAACAAGATTGGCGAATTCCAGACAGCTGGTTGGCTATCAAGAACTTGACAATTGTCTACGATATAGTATAATTACTGTTAGCGGTCTTTTAACGTCATTCACCCCGCTTTATAAATTCTGCATGTCGTCAAACTTGCTACCTTACAAAGGAGACTAGAGATGGCAAATCTACAAACAGTACAATACAAGTACACCAGCACCAAAGAGTATATCGATGCATTCCCTTGCGCTTATCGCCAATGGCGTGCCGATAGTCATTGTAATCTAAATCACGGCTATTCATTTAGTATGAAATTTTACTTTGGCACCAACGACCTAGATGTCCGCAATTGGGCGGCAGACTATGGTGGTCTAAAAGAACTTAAAAAGATCCTAGAAGATCAATTCGATCATACTACATTAGTATCTCAGGATGATCCGGAACTTGAGTTCTACAAAGAAATGGAACGCCGTAAGCTGGCTAAACTTACAATCTTACCTAGAGTAGGATGTGAGAGTTTGGCAGACATGCTTTACAAATATGTCAACGGAGTTTACATCCCGGACATGTGGGGAGAGGGAGAAAGCAAACGCTTGTGGTGCTATCGTGTAGAAGTACGTGAAACACAGGCTAATATGGCTTATCGAGAAGGACACCGTGAATGGAATGAGGATCTCTTTGCGTGATTACAATAAAAAATATAGAAATAGGCAAGAATAAACCACTTGCCTTAATTGCCGGACCATGTCAGATTGAAAGTGCAGCTCATGCTCAAACAATGGCCGGCTCTATTAAAGAAATTGCAGATAAACTCAGTATTCCTTTTATCTACAAAAGTAGTTTTGACAAAGCTAACCGCAGTAGTGTTAGTACAAAGCGCGGAATTGGGATTGACGAAGGTCTAAAAATTCTCAATGCTGTTAAGCATATTTTCGGTGTTCCGGTACTTACAGACATTCACGAAAGTTATCAGGCACAGCTAGTTGCAGATGCAGGTATTGATGTAATTCAAATTCCTGCATTTCTATGCAGACAAACTGACCTGTTACTTGCGGCTGGCCAAACTGGCAAAACAATTAATGTTAAGAAGGGACAATTCCTTGCACCTCACGATATGAAGAATGTTGCTGAAAAGATTGCCAGTACAGGAAACAAAAATATATTATTATGTGAAAGAGGATTTACTCATGGATACAACAATCTTGTAGTTGACATGCGTGGATTACCTATTATGGAAAGTACTGGTTATCCTGTAGTTTTTGATTGTACACACTCTGTTCAACAACCAGGCGGCCTGGGAGTTGTATCCGGTGGTGATCGCAAGATGGTGCCTTACCTTGCCCGAGCAGCGGTTGCAACAGGATCAGTAAGTGCAGTGTTCATCGAAACTCATGAGGATCCAGATTCGGCACCTAGTGATGGACCTAATATGATTCCCCTTAATGAGCTAGAAAATCTGTTAACACAACTTAAAAATATACATGAGCTAGTAAATGGATAAGTGGATCCTTTGTCTTAAACACGGCACAAAATATTCTGCCGAGTATGTTAACAAGTTATACAACATGACTACTAGGCATTCTTCCGTGCCTTTTAAGTTTGCATGTATAACAGAAAATGCCGACGGGCTTGATCCAAACATTACAGTTATTCCTATACCAAAATACAGCGTATCGGGCTGGTGGTACAAACCTTGGGTGTTTAGCAGTGAATTACCTATTAATGGAACTATCCTATTCTTAGATTTAGATATTGTTGTAATTAAAAATATAGATTCACTTTGGGATTTTCAACCAGGCAAATTTTGTATCATTAGAGACTTCAATAGATCAATGATTAAAGATTGGAATAAATTTAACAGCAGTGTTTTTAGATTTGAAAAAGGTAGCCACAACTATGTATGGGATAACCTTGTTAAAGATCTTAGTCAAACTAAACGTATGCATGGAGACCAAGATTGGATCTTTAGTCAAATCAAAACTGGATTTGTATTTTGGCCTACAGAATGGATACAAAGTTATAAATGGGAAGTTCGAGATCGAACTGATCTTATAAAGGTAGGAAATCAGCGTAGATTTAAAGAACGGGCTAGTCCTGTAATAAATGGCAGTACTAATATTCTAGTATTCCACGGCGACCCAAAACCTAGCGAAGTTGAAGATCTAATAGTTGTTCAAAATTGGATCTAAGCCTTGACAAAAAATGGACATGGTGTTATAATATACTATGTCCATTTTTATTGATTGTATATTATGAAGAAGATCGGTTTTGCTTGCAAATGGATTGATCACCCTGAACAGGTCAACGGCATTGATAAAAAAGATGATGCTAAACAATATAATACTGGCTCTACTACCGTTGCGTGGTTAAATAGACAGAGCAAAGAAGTAGCTGAACAACGTCTATGGGACCTAATGGTAGGTAACATTGAAGCTACTCGCAAGCTCGTTGAAAAGGTGGGAGCCCTTGATGAAAATCTTAGAATGGTACGACTCAGTAGCGATATACTACCTGTGTATACTCAGCAGGATTGGAGCTGGTTTTGGCGGCTTCCTGCTACCAGAGAATATTGTGAAAGAGGATTTAGAGCCGTGGGAGATGTGGCTCGCAAGAATAACATTAGGTTGTCTATGCATCCCGGTCAGTTTACTGTGCTTGCAAGTTGCAACCCAGGTATTGTAGAACGATCAATTGAGGAGTTTGAATATCATGCAGATATGGTCAGGTGGATGGGCTACGGTAAATCCTTCCAGGATTTTAAAATCAACGTACACATCTCGGGTAAACTCGGTCCCGAAGGCATTCGAGCTGCCTACAAACAGCTTACCCCCGAAGCAAGAAACTGCATTACCATTGAAAACGAAGAAAACGCCTGGGGTTTAAATGATTGCCTTTCTCTTAGTGATATTGTCCCTACTGTGCTTGATGTACACCATCATTGGATCCGAGAAGGGGAGTACATACAGCCGACTGATGACCGTGTTAAACGTGTTGTGGATAGCTGGCGCGGTCTACGCCCTACTATGCATTATAGTGTTAGTCGTGAAGACTATCTAGTTGATCACAACGCTACTATTGTGCCAGACCATGCAGGTTTATTATCACAAGGCTACAAAAAACAAAAGCTCAGAGCACACTCTGATTTTTACTGGAATACAGCAACAAATGAGTGGGCACTGGGCTTTCTAAACACACATGATATCATGTGCGAAAGTAAAGGTAAAAATCTAGCCAGCCGTACGTTATACGAACAGGCTAAGGCTCTTACTTTGCTTTAGGAGCACGTGGCTTTTTAATAGCCGCTGGAGCACGTGGTTTCTTAGTTGGGGAAGGTACTGGTGCAGTCACTGGCGCTTGCTCAACTATCCCTGACGGTACTACAGCTTCTGGAACAACTACCACTGCGTCAACTGCTGAAGTAGGGGCTGCTTCAACCGGTGCTGTTTCTACTTTGTATGGTGCCTCTGGGGCTGCTTCTGGCTTTTTGCCTGTGAAGAATTCTGCGATTTTCTTGAACATTCTATGTTCCTCCTTGGAGTTTTATTTATAACTAAAATAGCGGGCTAAATACAACTATGAGCTATAATTTTATCAGGTGGAGTATGTTACAAGAATCAAATACCCCAAAAACCCTGGAATTGTTTAAACTTCCTTATCACAGAGAAGATTTAGATCCAAGCATTAGTTTGGAAACAATGAACTATCACTATGCTAAACTAGCCAAAGGCTATGTTGATCGTTATAATGCGGGCGAAGGAGATGCTGATTTTAACGAAGCTGGTGCATACTTGCACAACATATTATTTCCGCAATATAAAAAGTATGCAGGGTCAAATGCACCTACAGGTGCAGCTCTAGAGTTTATCAACAAGCACCATAAGACCTTTGATCTCTTTAAAGAGAAGTTTGCCAAAGCAGCTATGGGAATACAAGGCTCAGGTTGGGTCTACCTAGCACGTAACGGTGAGATCAAAACTATCGTTAATCATCAAATACGCAGTGATATTGTACTTTTAGTTGATTGGTGGGAACACTCTTGGGTTTTAGACTACCAAAGTGATAAAAAGAAATACCTAGAAAATCAATGGAAGATTATTAACTGGGACATAGTGAGTGCAAGAATCTAATTTAGCTAAATACTCGTGGGAACACGACAATGGCAAAATACGAAACTAAACAACATCGAAAAATTTACGAACAATATCACGGAACAAAAATTCCAGAAGGTATGGAGATTCATCATATCGACGGACACCATTCTAATAATGATATTAATAATCTTAAACTTGTCACTTGGCAGGAACACTATGATATACACTACTCCCAAGGTGATTGGGCCGCGTGTTTATTAATCTCTGGAAGACATTCAATACCCCCAGAAGAGAGAAGTCGTCTTGCATCGTTGGCCGCTACTAAAGCAAACAAAGAAGGTAAATGCGGTTTCAAATTAGGACATGCATCTAGAGCAGGAAGTATCGGTGGAAAGAAAGGCGGCCAATCTGCTAAAGAAAATAAGACAGGTATCTTTGCTCTTAGCCCAGAAAAAAATAAACAGCGCCATATGAACTCTGTTATTTCTAAACTGATCAAGAACGGTAAGATGTGTGCGTTTCCTAGAGTCGGCTGATATCCGCAGTACTTGATACTGGCATATCCCATATTAGGCGTCGCTCGACGCCTTTCTTTTGGGCGAAACGTTTGGCATCACAGTGTTCACAACAGTGAAAGTAATTGTTGTTCAGCCTCTTGGGACTGACCTTTTCTTTCAGTCTACGAAATCCTTCCCCACAGTTATCACAACGAAACACTGCTACTGTTCGAATGCGGTTATATTGGTGCTCTACTCCTAGCTTGCTGGTCCTAGTGTGGACTGTGATTTCTGTCTCTGTTGTGATAAACATCATGTATTTACATTAGGGTTACAAAACTAAAAGGTAAATATTGATATGATAACAATTTCCAACTCAGCAAGATTAAAAATTAAAGACCTTCTATACGAAGAAGGTAATCCTAAACTAGCATTACGTACATTTGTTCAAGGGGGAGGATGTAGCGGATTTAGCTATGGTTTTACCTTCGACGAAGTAACAAACGAAGATGACTTTGAAATTCCTCTAGACGAATTTAAAGTGCTTGTAGATGCTATGAGTATGCAGTATCTACAGGGTGCTGAAATAGATTACAAAGACGAACTTATGGGAAGTTCATTTACAATTACGAATCCCAACGCAACTACGACCTGCGGCTGCGGATCTAGTTTTTCAGTAGCAGATGACTACGTTGATCACTTAGAGGTATAAAATGGCAAGACAAAAAATTGATATTGGCGTACAAGGCAATGACGGCACTGGCGATAGTATTCGTGAAGCGTTCCGTAAAGTTAACGAAAACTTTCGAGATTTATACGCAGTTTTTGGTTCTGGGGATTTTATTTCTTCTACAAACTTAGATGACTTCCCTAATACATATACCAGCAATCAAATATTCATCGTTAATGATCTAGGAGATCAAGTATTAGCTAAAGATCTCGTAGCAGGCGATGGTATCATTATAGATCCAAATGGTGAAGACGGTGTTACTATTACTGCGTCTGGCGGCCAGGTAATTTCGGATCCTAGACCAAAGTTAGGTTCTCCATTAGATGCACAGAATTTGCCTATAGGTCGAGCTGCGGATCCTAGTGTTCAAAATGCGTTATTATTCAATACTACACACGGCACTACTATTACAGCAGATGCATTGGTTATTACCAAAGGTTATGCGGATCGCAGATATCTTCAAAGTGGCGGTGGCAGCAGTTCTGCTGGCCAGCTGCGTGTAAGAGATGAGCCTGCAAATCAATCCGAATATACAAGAGCTATATCCGGATATATTGGTGGTAATATGAATCTGCCAAACCATGGATTTGATTCTGGCTCTGATGGTATTGCATTTACCTATAACTCTACAGGGACGAATGCTGTAGGACTCGCTGAAACTGTAAATGCAGGGAGTTTTGTTGTAGGAAGAACTTATAAAATTAATACAGTAGGCTCAACTGTTTGGACTAGCATAGGTGCATTAAACAACGAACTTTCTACTGTGTTTACTGCAATAGGTGCCGGATCCGGCAGCGGTGTTGCAACACCTGTGTACCATTTAAAATATGTTGATGACAACTATGTAAGTGTACACTACAGTGCCGATGATGCTAGAAGTGGTGTAGATAAAATTACTGTATCGGGCGGTACTGGTACACAGACACTAGTTGATGCATATTTAGATACTAATCTTGCGGGAAATTATCTAAGTAACGAAGCATTGCCTCGTAAGAGTACTGTACGCAGACAAGGCGATACAATGACTGGGCCACTGTACTTAGATGATCACCCTGGACCACTTGCAGGTGCAGGCACTCCAAACGGCGCAGACGATCTGCAGGCAGCTACAAAGTATTATGTTGATAATTCCAGTTTTGCCAGCCAATTTAATTTGTTTGTGGCAAATTCGGGAGATGACACACAGGCTAATACGCCCGAAGGTAAAGAAGGTGCTGCCTTTGCCTATGCATATGCCACAGTAGGTGCTGCGTGTCGTAAGGCGGAAGAGGTCATTGAGCTTTACGAAAATGAACCAGGTCCGTATAGACAGCGTATTGCTCACACTGTTGCCGGAGAAACAACTAACAGTCAAGTACAAAGTGTTGCATTTAGTGGCGGCAATGCCAGCTGGATCGATGTTGAAGACCTATTAACTCTTAATAAAGAGTATATCCAAGCTGAAGTAATTGGATTCATTAATACTACATACCCCACTCTTCAATATGATCAAGATCTGTGTTTTAGAGATGTAGGATATATTATTGATGCTGTTCTTATTGACATACTAACTGACAGCAACTATCAATCAGTTAATGCTGGTAAATCATATTTTAAGAATGTCAGTGCAAGAGTCGCTTCTGGATCACAATTAGTAGAAACTGCTGCCGGTATTCAATACGCAAAAGTTCTTACTGATTACGTCTTACAAGAAACAAGCCCACCTACTTCTTATCAATCAGTTTATTCAAGACAGAACAGCATTTATTCTGCTCCAAATTCAACACGCAGATCAGCAGTTGAAAGTAAATTTGACATTGTAATTGATGTACTTAATGATGGTGTTAGTTCCGCTCCGGAAATTGATTATGGTACTGGAGTTGTGGTTATTACTTTCGACAACGGTGGAACCAGAGTTGATCAAGGTGATCCGGTTAACATTGACATTATCCCGGGTAAATTGATTCGAGGAATTAGATCAGGGGCTGTCGGTAGAATTGTAAATTACAACGATAATACTGCTTCAGGCTTTGATACAATTACATGTAATTTACTTTCTCCACAAAACTTTGATCTAACTGAAGAATTAGAATTTGCCGAAGCAAACAAAAATGTACAGGTTACTATTCGAGTTGAGAGTGGAATTTATTATGAAGATCTACCAATACGAGTTCCGGCTAACGTAACTATCCGAGGAGATGATTTCCGTAGATGTATTGTACGTCCTAAAGATCGTGCAAGCCAAAGTCCTTGGATTGAAACTTATTTTTATAGAGATACCAGCTTTGACGGATTGGATCTTGCCGCAACTAATTATCCGGATGCAGTTGAATTATTAACATTCAATAAAGATTATCTAAAGAAAGAAGTTATTGCATGGATTAATCAACAAATTGGAATTGGCACAGGAATATGGGCTGCATTTACCTATAATGACAGCCTATTTTCTCAAGATGTTGGGTTAATTGTTGATGCACTAATTGCTGACGTAAAATACGGCGGCAATGCTGAAAGTTTTACCACGGCAAGTTTATACTATAACGGTGCAATTTTTAAAAATGCAGGACAAGAAGCACAGACATCTGCAGCAGTACTACAACTTAAAAATATTGCTGTTAATTATGTTTTATTAAACACTGCATATGCATCTTTACAAGCATCTGAAACTCAAACTATCACTGCTGCTAATGGGGAAACAGCGGCCGTTACAAAAGTTGGCGGATTACTAGACGATATTGCTACAGTAATTACAACAGGTCTAACAGCATTGACATCTGCATTTGGTGCGTTCTCTAGTCCAAAATATGGTTACCATTACTTAACGAATACACAGGCTGCATACAATGTTGGTACTAGTTACGCTAATCCGGGTGAGTATGTAAACGCTGCCAAACTTTTAGAAATTAACAGAAAATTTATACAAGCAGAAGTAGTTGAATACATGTTAGTGTACCCAGGAGTAGGAGCTGTTAATCAAGATTTATTATCAAGAGATGCTGGTCTAATTACTGATGCGATTGTTGCAGACTTGATTGCCGGGGGCAAGGCTAATGTTGTAGATGCTGCATCAAAATACTATACCACTAATCTCGGATTGACTGAAGTTGAACATATTGCAGCTATTAATTACATTAATACAGTTGCACAAGAAATAATTGATAATGTATTACTAACAGTGTCCACATCGCCGCCAAAGCGCGGAACTGTTACACAGATTAGAGATCTATCTATTACCAAAGAAGCAGGGGTTGACCCGGTCATTACTAATCTAGTAGGCAGTGTTACATTTGCATTTGATGTTGCGTATAATCCTCCAAAGAATAATACAGAAATTGACATGTTCATGTTTAATGATGCTGTACGTATCAGTAACATTACTGGTCAAGGTCATGGCGGATTTATGTGTGTACTTGATCCTGCAGGACAAATTGGTAGTAAATCTCCATATGTTCAGGAAAGTGCTAGCTTCTGTGCAAGTGTGAATAAACAGGCATTCCGCGGCGGTATGTTTATTGATGGGTTCAGTGGACGTTTAACTGCTAAAATTACCAGCACTTCTGGATTATTTTTAACCTTAAGTGGATTAACTAGTCGTAGACCTATTGCTCCCACATCGTTCTACTATGCCGGATTTAGATATCAAGTTGACAACATTGTCAGTTGGAATGGTACTACTGGTGTTACAGTAATCGAACTTAACGCAACCACTCCGTGGAGTAATGGAAACTTAGATATCATTTTAGAAACTCCGGGCAATCGTTCAATGTTGGCCAACGATTACACACAGGTTAACGATTTAGGTTATGGAATTCTTGCACACAATGCAGGTTTGACTGAACAAGTTTCTACATTTACCTATTACTGTCACACTGCATATTTTGCCAGCAACGGTGGACAGATTCGTTCAGTTGCAGGATCAAATGCGAACGGTACATATGGTTTAAGATCCGAAGGTGCTGATCCTACAGAATTACCTGATCAAGTTACGTTATTTGAAAACATGACACAGGTAGGTAAGATTTATCGATTCGATGATTTTAGTAACAAAAATTTAAAAAATGATATTTCATTTTACTTAAAGAGATATTCATATATTCCTAATAGTGTCAGTGAGGTTGAAGTTATCCATCCCGATGACACGACAAGTAGATACGAATTAAGAACAGCAACTAGAACTGGTATTAACTCGAGTACTTACAATTATCGAATTACCAATGCAACTACTGCTAATCCTTGTGTGGTCACAGTTAACAGTGAATACTTGCCATTGACTGTGACTAATATTACTAGAAACGATCCTGCTGTAGTAACAGTTACTACTGGTACAGTATCTGCCGGAAGTTTTATAGCGGGACAAACCTATACAATATTGTCAGGCGGTAATACAGCTTGGCCAACTATAGGCGCAGGGTCAACAGATTTCACTGCTACAATTAGCAACGGCTCAGGCGGTGCTGGCACTGTTCTTAATGTAACAGTTGCCCCGACTAGTGGTACTGTTCAAGTTGGTATGTACCTAACAGGTTCTGGAGTTACAGCTGGTACTAGAATTACTGCATTAGGCAGTGGTACAGGCGGTATTGGGACTTATACTGTAAATACTAGTCAATCAGTACTGGGTGCAGTGGCAATGAAAGGTGTTACAGAAGGTACAACATTTAATGCAACTGGTGTTGGATCAGGAACAGGAACGGCTACTCGCAGTCACGGATTAATTGATAGAGATTTTGTGTCTCTCTCTGGTGTAGTTGGCATGACACAGATTAATGGCGCTAGTTTCTACGTTAAGGCTAGTGGCTATGCTGCTAATCAATTTGCTATCTATACTGATGATACATTAATTCCTGCAGTAGATTCTACAGTATATAGTACATATCTGTCAGGTGGTACTATAGAGTCCCCAATTAAATTCTATCAAGGAGATAGAATTTTTATCAGCGATGTTGTAGGAATGACTGAGCTTAACAATAATAGATATTACGTTAAGCCTTTGACTTATAATACGTTTGAATTATATTCAAATAGCACGTTAACTACAGGTGTTAATTCTTCAGCATACACTGCATTTGTTAAACCTGGCATTGTGGCTGCTGGAGGTTTTGTAACAGGTCGTAGATATACAATTATCACTGCTGGCACTACGGATTTTTCAGGGTCACATGGTGCAGCAAACAACAACCCAGGCACACAATTTGTTGCAACTGGCGTAGGGACAGGGACGGGAACTGCCTACTACGGTGGTACTGCGTATGAAAGATTTACCTATGCCGTAACTGCGATCACTAAAGCAAGTCCTGCAAAAGTAACATTAGATGCTGCACATCATTACAATGACGGGGATCTTGTCAATATTAGTGACATAGCAGGCATGACACAGATCACTGGTTTGTACTATGCTAAGGTGTCAACTGCTGGATTAAGTTCATCTCAATTAGAATTGTACACTGATCCTACTCTAGTTACTCCTGTAGTTAGCACATCTTACGGTACATTTGCTACAGGTGCAACTATAACAGCTGGCAGTTTTGTTAGAGGCAAAGTTTATACTATTGTCAGCACAGGTAGTGGATCAACAAACTTTACGCTAATTGGCTCGTCTAGCAATACTGTAGGCACAGTATTCACGGCTACCGCAGTGGGAACAGGCACTGGTACTGCCACAGTCACCGGTAATATATACGGTGGTCAAGAAGTATTATTAATTGGACTTACGTCTAATGCTAACGATAACAGGGAAGCTAACGGTCTTACTTCACAGTTATCGGATCATACTAATCTGATCATTAGAGGTTTACAAAACTTTAGATTTGACAGCATCGACAACGTTAACCCAACTAGACCTAGTACTGCTTTAGAATTCAGTGCAACTAGTCCGGACATCCTACGTGTTATTGCATATGGGTTATCGTTAGCCGACGGTTCGGTATTACCTGCCAATCAAGCGGTATTATCCATTGATACTAGTTTTTCATATTTAAAACCAGTAAGTGATGCAGACAAAGTGTTAACAGTTGATCCCGACAATGGGGCCAAGACGATGGGCGGCACCATCGGCGATACTAAGATTGCTGTCATTGATATTAGTGGATCAGAAAACGCGGCAAAACGTGATTTATTAAATTCAGGAACATTAGCATTTGCTTGGAATGGTAAAATACATAGAATTACAGAGTATGTAGCAGCAGCCGGACTTGTTCCTGCGTATATATCATTTGTTGACTATAGCGATAACAATAATTACAGTCAAACAGCTAGTGGCATTAATAAAGTATTTCCAGATGACGAATCAAGGACACTACGTGCAGGTTTGCCGAGCGGATCTACTGGGGCTGTCACTATTAAAATTTCAACTTGTCGAGCTACTGGACATGACTTCTTAGATATAGGCACCGGCGGATTTAACACCAGCAACTATCCAACAACTATTTTTGGTAACCCAAGTCAAGAACCTAGTCAAGAAAACGAAGTTATTGAAACTAATAAAGGCCGTGTATTCTATGTAACTACAGACCAGGACGGTGTATTCCGTGTAGGACCTTATTTTACAGTTGACCAGGGTACTGGTACTGTTACGTTCTCAGCAAGTATTGCACTGAGTAACTTAGACGGTATTGGATTTAAACGTGGTGTTACTGTTAGCGAGTTCTCCACAGATAACACAATGACCAACAATGCTGCTGACACTGTTCCAGTGCAGTCGGCTATTCGCGGATATATCGATAAACGTCTAGGCTTAGATCATGGTGGTGGCCTGATTCCAACACCAAACTTGATCGGACCGGGGTACTTACCACTAAACGGTCAATTGGCTATGGTCGGTAATCTTAGCATGGGCGGCAATAAAATCATTGGCATAGGTGCGCCTAGTTCCTCAACTGATGCTGCTACAAAAGCCTATGTTGACACGCAAGTTGGACTCAATGATGAACTATCAGAATTAACTGATGTTAGTATATTAACTGGCGCAACATTAGCAACATGTACTAATACTACAGTTACAACTAATTTAATTACCTGTGATACAACCGCATACCTAGTAATAGGACAGCCAATTAGATTTACGGGTACAACATTTGGCGGTATTAGCGGAAGTCTAACATACTATGTTAAGACTAAACCTAGTGGAACTACATTCACTGTATCATTAACACCAGGCGGTTCGGCAGTGACACTATCAACTGCTTCGGGTAGTATGGTATGTGCAAACAACATTACTGGTGAAGTAGTTATTGCTACAGGCGGTAACAAGTCAGTCACAACTGCGTCGTTCGGTGGAGACATTACTTCACAGTACACTAGTGTGAATACAACTACTCTAGTAGGTGGTGTAACTAGTTTCCCAACTATTGACTCAGGGATAGTTGATGTAGGTCAAATTAACGTTAGTAACGGTATTGTTGTTACTGACATAACTGGTTTCCCAACAAGCGGTACTATTCAGATAGGTAACGAACTGTTTACCTATACTGGTGTAACACTAGCTTCTAATAGATTTGACAGCGTAACTAGAGGCGTTAAGACTACAACTGCAACTACACACGCAGCTGGAGCAACAGTTATAGGTGTAAACAATGCTAGACTTGACATGCAGATTGCACCAGAAGTCATTGTTAACGCTGATGTTAGTCCAACTGCTGCTATTCAACAGAGCAAACTGTCATTAACTAATGCAACTGCTAATACATCAGGCGCGGCAGTAAAAGGTATTGCAAAATTTGACAGTGCTAACTTTGAAGACGACGGTGCAGGATTTATCGGTATTAAAGCAGGTGGTGTTGCTGTAACTGAAATTGCCAATATTGGCAATGGCGCAGTACTGGGTAACTTCACTGGCAGCGCAACGTATCCTAGAGAACTTACAGCAGAGTCAATTCTTAAGAAGGGAACCTGGAATGAATTTAATGCTTCGGCAACACTAAGTCAACCATATGCATATACGTTTACTAAAGGTGCTAGCGAAGTAGCAAGTTCATTTAGTATATCTGCTATCACAACCAACGGTTCTGCAAATTCTCTAGTTAGAACTAAGTCGTCAACTGAAGCTGGATTTATTGACGTACAAGCAATTCAATTGAATAGTAACACTGTATTAGCATACTCAGGTTCAACACTAGTTGTTAAAACACCAGGCGGTACTGAACTGATCAGCGGTATAGGTAGTGCAGATAACTCAACTCCTGTGACCTATAAAGGACAGTGGACTCCGGGAACAAATGCAACATTGGCTGCAACCAGTTCTACAAACGTGGCAATTACTAATGATACAACTTCTGCTACAGCCTATGTAACTTTTGTAACTGCTACTAGTGGTAATCAAGGTGTTAGAGTTAATTCTAACATGACCTACAATGCCAGTACTAATGTATTAACAACAACAGCAACACAGGCAAGATTTGCTGACTTGGCTGAATATTATACAGCAGACAAGGAATACGAACCAGGCACTGTGTTGATATTTGGCGGCACTGCTGAAACTACAACTACAAACGTCTTTGGTGATGCAAGACTAGCAGGTGTTGTTTCTACTGCTCCAGGCTACTCAATGAATGCTGAACTAGCAGGAACTAGAGCACTAGTAGCACTACAAGGTCGTGTACCATGTAAGGTAGTTGGGCGTGTTAAGAAAGGTGATATGTTAACCACTGCTGGTATTGTGGGACATGCTGCCAAGGCCATAGATCCTCGAGTAGGTACTATCATTGGCAAAGCACTAGAAGACAAAGACTACACTGAAATGGGTGTAATTGAAGTTGCAGTTGGTAGAGTTTAAAGATAAGGATCGGAGCGAAAAATGACACAAAAAATAATTAATACCGGCACTGCTGATACAGGAAACGGCGATCCGATCCGCACAGCGTTCGGTAAGGTCAATGATAATTTTACTGAACTGTACACTGCATTAGGATTAGACAACGGCGGAATAAATCTAGGTGCGTTTGAATTTACGGGCAGTACGATGAGTACCACTGACAGTTCGGCTATTGTCATCGACCAGGCTGTTACTGTAGCAAGTGAACTGACTATGCAAGGTGATATTGTTCCTAATATCGCTAATGAACATAATTTAGGCAGTGCTGCTAGACCTTGGAAGAGTTTATATGTCAGCAACAACACAATCTACATCGGTGGCAATAGTCTAGGAGTAGATAATAATGGCAGCCTTACTTGGAATGGCAGCACTGTTGCACATGCTGATGGCGAGTTTATTAGACTGGATGCCCTCACTGATGTAAATCTTGGTAGCCCGCAAGCAGGTGATGTGCTTTCGTATCAAGGTGGTTATTGGACTGCCGCTACCGTTGATAAATTAAAGATCACTGATGGGGTTGAAGTTACCTTGGTCGGTGGTCCAGGTGTTGCCGATCCTTTTGTTACTTTTCCTGCTATAACTGGTGGTGATCAACTTCAAATTCAAGGAGCAGAAGTCAGCACGATTGCAGGCAATCTCGCTCTTACCTCTGTTACAGATATCAACATAATATCAAACGGTTCTGGCGCAGCACCTGGAGGATCAAAGAATTGGACATTTAGTGCAGACGGGTCGGTGACTATACCCGGAGACATCCGCAGCGAAGGCAACATCAACATTGACATCAACTTGAGTGACTCAACTCTGCGCCGTTGGCAGTTTGGTGAGGATGGCGATCTGGAATTGCCGCAAGATGGTGGCATAGTATTTGATCGTGCCGATACAACAATTCGTGTGGGCATGGGATTCCACATTGCCAGCGGTGAAGGTATCAGTCTTGACGCTATTGATCAAACTGCTATACTAACTCTAAGTGGTGCTGGTAATGGTCCAGTAAATCAAACTTATAACAAAACTAACAATACACTTTATACAGGTAATGACAACAGTAGTGTCACTGTAGAAAACCTAGGCGGCACTTGGTTTGTATTCATAGATGGTGATGCCAAATACACCAGCAATGATCTCATCGGGTGGGCTCTAAGTACTGGACCTGGACCTGTGCCAGTTGGAGTATTGTCAAATGGCTATAAGAGTTGGGGATTTTCTTCAACAGGTGAACTGACATTGCCCGAAGGTGCTGTGGTAAAAAATATATCTGGGAACTTGACCATTGAAGGTGAAAGCTATGTAATTATTGATTCTGCAAATAATGGACAGATTGAGATAGGACGAAGCAGTGGTGTAGGAGCTGTGATACTAGGTAGTAAATCCAATGGCACTAATGTGGTAGTTGATGATTTATTTGTTGCAAATGGAGTCTATGAATTCTTCAGTAGTTTGGCAGATGCTACCGGTGTAGTAACACACAACTGCGCCAACGGACACTTATTTTATCATACAAGCCCAGATGCCAACTGGACTGTGAATTTAACTAATTTACTTGATACATGGAATAGAGCTACCTCAGTGACCATAATCATAGCGCAAGGCGCTACAGGTTACTATCCTAGTGCAGTTCAGATTGCAGGTGTGGCACAGACTATAAACTGGCAGGGCAATATCACACCAACACCCAGCACCAACAGAACTGATGTAGTGACATTCAGTATCATAAACAATGCTGGCACTTACACAGTGCTGGGACAACTCACAGGATTCTAACATGTTGAGTTCATTCACCGGTTCATTCAAGTTTGGTCGTCGACGACGCCTCTCACTACTGCCAGCAGGCTATGTTACTCTAGCTGGCTTGACATGGGCTCCTATGACCACTGGTGGAACTTATGCAGAGGCTCAAACCCACGCCGCAAACTTCACAGGCCTAGGCTTTTCAGCAGGCACATGGCGAACCGCTACTGTTGCGGAACTTCAAAGTCTCACAGCAGTGCTAAGTTATGCTGATGCTCAAAGTGTTTATGGGTGGGTATTTTCAAGTCATGCTTACAATATTTGGACTTCAGAGTCTGGGCGTGTGGTTAATTTTTTTACAGGGGCTAATGTTGGAACTGCAAATAGTAATCAATTCAATTTTTTAGTTTGCAAAACTCCTGCATAATTGGATACTAACAGAACGGTAAATATACTAAAGAGAGCGTGATATCATTCTATAATAGGGTCGGATCTGATAGTTAGTTTTAATACCTTACCACGTAATTTAACACCAATATCGCACCTTATCTAAAGTGCGATATTTTTTTCTGTATATACTCATGGAATATTTGTAGGTTAAATACATGATGACTATAATTTTAATAACACTACTACTTACCCACATTACTATCGCCTGCGTTACTCTGTATCTGCATCGCAGCCAAGCACACAGAGCAGTGGAGTTTAACCCAATAGTTGCACATACCATGCGTTTCTGGCTGTGGCTAACTACTGGTATGATTACTAAACAGTGGGTCGCTATACATCGTAAGCATCATAGATTTACAGATCAAGATAGTGATCCTCATAGTCCAGTTACATACGGTATTAAAAATATATTCTTCAGGGGCGTTTACTACTATTATCTAGCGGCAAAAGATGCACGTATGACTATAGAATACGGTAAAGGTACTCCGGATGACTGGATTGAACGCAAACTTTATACTCCACACTGCCGCCTTGGTATTCTTCTAATGTTGATCATAGATCTTGTGTTCTTTGGACCATGGGGCTTAATTGTGTGGGGTATTCAAATGTTATGGATACCATTCTGGGCAGCAGGTGTTGTCAACGGTATTGGGCATTGGTGGGGATATCGCAATGGAGAAACTAAAGATTCTAGCAAGAACATTGTACCTTGGGGTATTATTATTGGTGGAGAAGAATTGCACAACAATCATCACCTAGCACCAGCTAGTGCAAAGTTAAGTGTAAAATCCTGGGAATTTGACATAGGTTGGTTTTATATACGCACTTTAAGTATGCTAGGTTTAGCAAAAGTTAGAACCAGCTAAATATAGTAAATGAGAGTGAGATATGGCCATACAAAATATTAATCTAGGAACTTATGCAAACGATGGTACAGGAGACGATCTACGGGCTGCGTTTACTAAAGTTAATGACAATTTTGACTATATAGACACTTTTGCAGTAATATCCGGAACTAACTTAGGTGCAGGAGCACCAGTGTTTAAAACTGCAAATGGTGGTGCATTACAATTTAGAACTATTGCTGCAGGAACAAATTTAACAGTCAGCTATGATGGTAACGTTATTACCGTGGCAGCAAACAATCCGTTTGTTGGAAATGTTACAGGCGATGTTAGTGGAAATGCAAGCACAGTTACTAACGGAGTTTACACTACATCTAGTATCAATGCTCTAGCAGATGTTGATACTTCAACGACTCCTCCCACTAACGGTCAATCTCTTGTTTGGAACAGCGGAACAAGTCAATGGAAACCGGGAACAGTCAGTGGCGGTGGCGGACTCACTGATATTGTCAACGATACAACACCGCAGCTAGGCGGTGCATTAGATGTCAACGGTTTCAGTATTGTTTCTACAGGTAATGGAGATATTAATATAGATCCAGCTGGAAATGGCGACATTATATTACACACTAGTTTAACAATTAATCCTAATGGTAATATTACAAAAACAGGTGAATTAAATATTAGCCCAACGACAACTACTAGTTTTGGAAATAACACTACCCTAGTTGACGGTAATGTATATATTGTTAGAAATTCATACTCTAGTGCGTTTGGTAGTGGGCTTACTTTTGCACAACATCATGCAACCGCTGATGCAGTAAATTTAAATTTTTTAAGAACAAGAGGTACTGGTCTCGCAATAGCTGCTGTTGCTAACGGAGACGATATTGCTGATTTAAATTTTATAGGTCACGACGGTACCAATAGAGTATCAATCGGTAGTATAACTGCTAGAGTTTCTGGAGCTGTGTCACTAGGAATAGTTCCGGGCGAACTTGCTTTTGATACTCGTAATACAGCAGGTGTATTATCAGAAAAAGCAGTATTAACATCACAAGGTGTATGGCGAGTCAATAGCATACAGGCACTTAGCGAATCGACAATGTCTGTGTTGAGTAACATTAACATAGGAAATAATTTCAGTTTATCCGTAGGTGGAATGACTCTAAGTCAAGATGGCCTAATTACATCAACTTCCAGTAATCAATCAATTACCATTAGATCAAATGGTATTGGTAATGTAGCCATTGAAGGTATTAGTATTACTAGTCGACAAATAGCTACCGACGGAAATTTTGCTTTACAATTAATGAGTGTACTTCAGCTACCATCGTATGCTAGCGAAGCTACTGCTAATTCTGCAGTTGGTGCATCACCTGTATCCGGAATGATGTATTATGACTCAACTGCAAATTCTATAAAAATATATGGACCTAGTTCTTGGCAGATTCCTGGAGCAGGTAGTGGATTGTCTAGCAGGGCAAGTGTTGCCGGAACATCAGCATCGTTAGCCAGTAATGCATCTGGCAACATAGATATTACTGGATTTAAAGGCTACATGCTTTATAAAATTCAAACTAGCGTTGCATCATGGGTAAGATTATATACCGATTCTACAAGTAGAACTGCTGATGCCAGTAGACTAGAAGGCGTAGATCCTGCGCCAGGAGCCGGAGTCATTGCTGAAGTTATTACTACAGGTGCTAGTACAATTTTAATTAGTCCGGGAGCATTTGGTTTTAACAACGAAGGTACTCCGACTACTAACATTCCTGTTAGAGTAACTAATAAATCAGGTAGTACTTCTACTGTCACTGTAACACTTGTTGTCGTACAACTAGAGGCATAACATGTCTATATCAGATTACATTAAAAGAAAAGAATATATTGTAACTGTTAATAACTTCGAAGATTTAGATAGCTTATATGCTGATTTAGAAACCGAAGGGAAAAGCCCGCCTAATATAGATTTACTAAGAAGTGTAGATTGTCTACACCGTAGAACTACTAGTAGAAATACTCATTATTTTTTAACTGAGTTAGAAGTAGAAGAATTAAGAAAAGATCCACGAATTAAAACAATTTCAATTGCTCCATACTATTTAGGTATCCAAGCAGGAACAACTGCTGTTGAGCAAACTAGTACAGCTTGGGACAAGTCACCTAGCACTAGTGGAACCATGAAAAATTGGGGGCTGTTAAGATGTGCCGAAGGTACTCAGAGATCAGGCTGGGGAGGTACAGGGTACGAAGGTGACGGCACGGGCACTGCTGCACAGACTGGCACTATAACGCTAACTGAAACAGGTAATAATGTCGATGTGGTGATTTGTGATACTAATGGTATTGTATGGAATCATCCAGAGTATGCAGTAAACGCCGACGGAACTGGAGGTTCTAGAGCTATTCAATACAATTGGTTTCAACATAGTGCAGAGATAGGCAACGGCGCTAACGGTACATATTCTTACGGTGTCGGGGATCACGGAACACACGTTGCCGGAACAGTTGCAGGTAATACACAAGGTTGGGCACGTAGCGCAAACATTTATAACTTATACTACGATACTGGTAATCCTGGAAACTTTAGTTATGTATTTGATTACATTCGTGCATTTCACAGAAATAAAGCATCAAACCCTGCCTTAGGAAGAAAAAATCCTACTATTGTTAACAACAGTTGGGGACAAAGTATTTTTCCTAGCGAATGGTCATTAACTGATATTACCGCCGTAACCTATAGAGGAACTAGATACACTCCTGCAGGGTCAACCGTTTACACAGGATTCAGCGGAGTATGTACTTCTAATGCAAGATTAGCAACCCTAGTTGGATTTGAAAATGCCGGGAACAGGATAACAACTACTGGGCCTTATACGGCGCCAGGCGGTAGCATCTTAACTAAACCGGCCTCATGGACGCAAACTGGAGAACAGGCATATTTTATTGAACTATCACAGCCTAATGCAAGTTATACCATTACAGTACAAGGACCAGCTGACTTAGATTTGATTAATAATGTTGCAATGGATGCTGTTTCGGGCTCAATGTCATTAAGTAGTTCTATTGTTATTACACAAGGTGTAACCGCTGTAGCAACATATACTGAAGATGCAGGTTCAACAACAAATGGTGGTACGTTAGAAACTGACATTCGAGAAACTATTAACTTACCTAATGCAGCAGTGTATACTATCATATTTAATAATACTATCGATATTAGCGGTGCTGGGTCGGTACTGTTTGGAACTGCATTGAGTTTAACAGTAGTAACAGAAAGCACACCGGCTACTGCATCTGTTAGTAGCATAACAAACTCACTATCTACACCAACGGGATGGACATCCTCAACTACGCCAACAGTTGGTAATAATGATGACGGGTACTGGACACTGGCATTACCGTTTCCTATTACATATCTCGGAACTACTTATAATGAAGTATATCCTAGCACAAACTTCTACCTAACATTTGGAGCAGGTTCTACAGTATGGTCAACTGTTAATCAAAGTTCTCCTAATCTTCCTAAGATCATGTGGAGTGCTGCCGATAACAGTGTACAGAGAATTTATTACACTACACAAGGCACTGCAGGGAGCAGAACATTTAATATAAGAATGGAAGGTGCTGCAGGTACTTCTGGTATATTAGGTTCACCAAATATGGTATGTGAGTACGTGTTTTATGAAGCTACTCCAACTCAAATTGATTTGCAAGTAGGTGTAAATTCTAGAAAGACAACTGGCGCATTTACTACTGAACAATTAAATGCGTGGGGATTTATCAGTGGTCAGCGTATTCCTGCTAGAGTAGCTGCATCAGATGTAGATATTGAAGACTTATACGCCGAAGGTATTATTATGGTCGGTGCTGCTGGTAACGGTCGATGGAAACATGATGTGCCAGGTGGACTAGATTGGAACAACACTTTTGAAATGGCTACTAGATATCCCGATAGTGTAGCACAACCTTATTTCTATATGAGAGGAACTAGCCCAACAGCAAATGACAATTCTACAACAGGACAATTTGAACTTCCGGCAATATGTGTAGGATCAATTGACTCTATATCTACAGATCAAAAGGTACAATATAGTGACTGCGGCCCAGGAGTTGACCTGTATGCACCCGGTACGCATATTGTCAGCGCACTACCTAGCGGCATCGGTGATTCTAGGAATGGAAGTTATTTTATTGGCAAGTTCAGTGGCACTAGTATGGCAAGCCCGCAAGTATGTGGAGTACTTGCGTGTGCGTTAGAAACATATCCTTATATGAATCAAGTACAGGCCAAAGCCTATATACTAGGACATGCAAAAGCCAATCAAATAACTACCAACTCGAACGGCCCTACTAACGGTCAGGATCTACAAGGTTCTGCTAATTTATTTTTATATTATAATAAAGAACGAGCAACGTCAGGAAATACGTTTCCTAAATTAAATTACCAACCTAGACCAGCAACTGGGGCAGTTTACCCAAGAAGAAGAATTAGAAGGACTCTGTAATGGCATTATCTATCTGGACTGAACGATCTGGTTATAGGTTCAATACTATCCAAGAACGCACTATTATAAATCAGGATCTGCCTGTTAGTTACACTAATGGGTTCCAAGATAGTACTAATCTAACATTTACTGTTATATCAGGAAGATTGCCTAACGGTTTGAGAATTGTCGAAGATAAAATAACTGGCACTGCTGCCGAAGTACCTAGAAGTACAGACTATGAATTTGTTGTTAGAGCAAAATACGGAGAGCAAATTGCAGATCGTACATTTTTCCTAACTGTCGAAGGTGCAGACGTTCCTATATGGCAAACAGCAGCGGGAAGTCTAGCTGTGTTAAATACCGATCAATACTATGTGCTTGACAGTACATATATTGATTTCCAACTAGTGGCTACAGATTTCGATACGTCTGCTGGGCAGAGTTTAAAGTATTTTAAAAAATTAGGAGAATTACCTCCTGGTCTTATTTTAACAGAAACAGGTAGAATTGTAGGTTGGATTCAACCTGCACTAGGAATACCTGAGACTGCAGGTAACGGTGCATATGATACAACTATATATGACGACGTAGCATACGATTTTGGATACCAACCAGAATCGGGGTACGATAGTTTTATCAATTATACGCCTAATAAGATCAATAGATACTACGAGTTTATTGTTGTAGTTACTGACGGTGACACTAGTGTTGAACGAACATTTAAAATATATGTCATCGGTGATGATTATTTTAGAGCAGACAACATTTCTTTTTATGCAGGTGTGGGTGCATATACAGTAGATACCACATATGTTAGATCTCCTATTTGGGAAACTGCGTCAGATCTTGGAACTAAGAGAGCTAATAACTATCAAACATTTAAATTAGATGTCTACACAGGAATAGAACTAGGTCCTATTACTTACGAATTAGAAAATGTAAATCCAAAGATTACCGGAAGAGCATCTACTACATTAAGTACAGAAAATAAAATAACTAGAAACTTGATTAGAATAAAAGATGCTAGCGGAACTCCAACTACGGGTAAAAAGATCACTCTTAAAAATTATGTTGACGGTGCTGACTCAACTATCTACACTATTACTAATGTATCAACTGTAAGTTCGACAGAATTTGTGCTGACAGTTACACCAGTGTTAGCTAAAGCCATTCCCAATGATACATGGATTGCATTAGGAACTACTAGTGAAATACCTCCAGGTATGCAATTTGATCCAGGAAGTTCTGAAGTGTTTGGCGTATTACCTTATCAGCCTGCCATAACTAAAAGTTACGAATTTACAATTCTAGCCACTAGATATAGCGATAAACTTGAAAGAGCCAATTCCAGAAGAACGTTTGGTGTACAGATCATTGGTGAAATAGACAGTATTATAACCTGGGTCACTCCTACATCTTTAGGAACTATTCAAGCTAACTTAATAAGCACACTGTCACTAAGTGCTGAAACAACATTGGCAAATGCTGTTATACTTTACGTTAAAACTTTAGGTGCATTGCCGCCTGGACTTACATTAAATCTTGACGGGGAGATTGTTGGCAAGGTTCGACAATTCGGTACACAAACCGAACCAGGTATTATTACATTTGATAACAACAATTTTACTTTAGATTTTAACGAGACAACCTTTGACAAAGAATATACATTCACAGTGGAAGCTAGAGACATTACCAACTACAGTACAGTTTCAAGAACATTTACACTTGCAATTGATACTCCTAATGATAGACTTTACAGCAATCTAACTGTTAAGCCATTCTTAAAACAAAATCAAAGAGATTTGTTTAGATCATTTATCACTGACAATAATGTGTTTACTATCAATTCAATATATAGACCCAGTGACGCAAACTTTGGTATACAAACTGATTTAAGAATGTTAGTGTTTGCTGGTATAGAAACAAAATCAGCATCTCAAACAGTTAGTGTGATTAATAGAAATCACAAAGAAAAACGTTTTAAATTAGGCGACATTAAAAAAGCCAAAGCTAAAATCACCGGAACTAATGATGTTGTTTACGAAGTTATCTATATAGATGTAATAGATCCGTTAGAAGTAGGCAAGAAATATCTGCCAAGTATGATTAATACATCACCCTCACAACGAGCTATTACTACGGATCAAAATAATCAATACTACAACGGACCGTTTGATTTAGATACAAAATATTGGAATGCTCCTGATCCATTTAGTGCCACTGTAGACCGTTCAGATGTATTTCCTGAAGATCCTTATAGTGCATACAAGTTTCCGTCAAGTGTGTCAATTTGGCGCAAAAGAATAAAAGAATTAGGGTTAAAAGAAAGAAATTACTTACCGCTATGGATGCGTACTATTCAAGACGGTGAAGTACAAGAATTAGATTACGTAAAGGCAATACCGCTTTGCTACTGTAAACCTGGTATGGCTGATGATGTTTTGCTGAATATTAAGAATAGAAACTTTGATTTTAGCCAAATAGACTATGTAATTGATAGATATATAATAGATTCTGTCACCGGGTATTCCGCTGATAAATACATCGTATTTAGAAACGATAGGACAACTATAACATGACCAGTGCAATTTTATATTCAAGCATAGACGAAACATACCCAGTTGCGGGGCAAGACAACAACAGTCAAGGGTTTAGAGATAACTTTAATTACATTAAAGCTGGTCTAACTACCGCTGCATCCGAAATTACAGACCTGCAGACCAATACTGCAAAAACAAATGCCGATAACGATTTTGCATTGAATCTTATTGAAAATTTTGAATATAATAATGCATATGGCACTGTTGCCAGTGTAGGAACTATTAGCGGTGCAACTAACGTAGAATTAATTGATGGTGTTTATCAAACCTTTACTATAGGTGGTAATTTAACTTTAACCTTTAGAGAATGGGGCGCTGCAGGAGTGTTATCTAAACTTACAGTAGAATTAAAAAGCGATGGCTCTGCACGTACAGTTACATTTAGCGGATCACCAACTCCAACTATCCTAACAAACTTTGGTGCGGTAACATTCACGTTGTCAGCAACTGCAACAACAAGATCAATTTTTAATGTATGGTCTACTACCGGTGGTACTACAGTTTTTATTGAGCACGTTGGTAACTTTACATTATGATACACCCCCTAGCGCAAGATTTGTCTAAACTTAAAGATTTGGAAATTGAGTCCAAAATACAAGAGTTAGGCAGAAAGTATTGGCAGTCTAAAAATCCCGATGTGCAACAACAAATTTCCTTATTCCTTGACACGTACAATGAGGAATTAAGAGCTCGAAGAATAAAAAATATCGAGCAATTGGCTCAAAACAGAGACAAAGATCTTGACAAACTGATTAAAGTTAACTAAAATAGTTAAATGCAATCAGACAAGTACGGCAATCCTATATTTCAAGACAATGATATTATAGACCTTATCTACAAAGGTCATATAGATCAATTAGATCAAATTATTGTAAATGAAACAGTTGGCATTAAACAACTAGCCGAATACTCCGAAATTAACTTAAAACTCAATCAAAACTTTGACATTGAAGTAGCCGACTTTGATAAAATTTGTCAGAGTGATTGGTTTATGCCGGAAGAGTATAAAAAATTAGACATTGAAGAAATTTTAGTAACGCTATGCCCTAAAGAAAACTATCAACGTCTAATAGAAGAACTAGAAGAATTTAGAGAACGCAATATGCTAGATCTTCTTAGAGTTCTTAAGTACACAGTAGATACCTTAAAAACTAATAGCATAGTTTGGGGTGTAGGTAGAGGAAGCAGTGTAGCTAGTTACGTGTTATTTTTGTTAGGTGTACACAAAATTGACAGCGTGAAATATAATTTAGACTGGCGTGAATTCTTGAGATAAGTACATATATAACACCATAAGGAGAATGTTATGGCAATGAAACCAGCACCAGCAAAAGTATACAGATCAATGCAAGGTAAAGAAATTGATCTCGATAAGCTAAGAATTAAAAACGAAAACACTCTAGCAGTAGGTAATGCTCGAATGAACGCTCGTGGTGACGAATTAGGACCAGGTGGCAAAATTGTTCGCAAGCGTGAAGAAGCAAGCACAGAATATCATACAGACAGCAAAGATAGCAGATAAGAGGATTTATGAACGAAACTTTAGGATTTCAAAAAAATGCAGGTGTAAACATCAATGCATGGAAAGTATCTGCTCTTCGACCGCTAACTGATAATGTAATTGTAATTGACATGAATTTTGGAGAACAAGTGTCCAGTGGTGGAATTATTCTTCAAAGTGATAACGGCAAGGCACACGGAGTCCATCCTAGATGGGCTAAAGTATATGCAGTCGGAGATGACCAACAAGATGTCGGTGTAGGTCAATGGGTGTTAATTGAACACGGACGTTGGACACGTGGTATTAAGATCGAAGATGATGAAGGTGAGAAAATTATTAGAAAAATTGACACAAAATGTATGTTAATGGTTTCTGATGAGGCGCCGCCTGAAGACGCAATGATTGGAAGAGAGCTATGACCAATCCGTTTAGAGATCAAGAAAAATTCATGCGGGCCTGTGATCAGGCAGTGGATGCTTATTCAATATCACAATATAAAATGTATTTAAATTTGATCGAAGAAGAGCATCAAGAACTTAAAGAAGCAGTTGCTGCCGATGACTTAGTTGAACAGTTGGATGCATTAATTGATATCCTAGTTGTTACTATTGGTGCTATTCATAGCGCAGGATTCAACGGCGAAAGTGCTTGGAAAGAAGTTATGAGTACAAACTTTGCCAAGATCGACAAAGAGACCGGCAAGGTTCGTAAGCGTGAGGACGGTAAGGTATTGAAACCCATAGGGTGGACGCCGCCGGAGTTGGCTCCATTTGTGAGCAAATAACTCAAAGGGTCTTGACAGACCCTTTCTTTTCCTCTATAATAAATGAAAAGGATATTGTAATGTGGAGAGTTAGTTATTATATGGTCGGTGGAACAAGAACAACAAAGTTGTTTCCTACACTGACAGAAGCTACACATTTTGTAGTGTATAAAATCCGCACCTGCAATGTTTACGAATTTATAAAGGTTAAAGAATGAAAGAACTATGGGTTGAGAAATACCGTCCAGATACCTTAGACGGATATGTATTTAAAGATGATCATCAACGAGCACAGATTGAAAGTTGGATTGCTGAAGGCAGTATTCCTCACTTGTTGTTTAGTGGCAACGCAGGCGTAGGCAAAACTACGCTGGCAAAAATTCTTATTAAGATGTTAGGTGTTCAAGACACAGATGTATTGTCAGTTAATGCTAGTAAGGAAGGTCGTAAAATTGACTGGCTTAGAGATAAACTAGACGGGTTCTGTCAAACAATGCCGTTTGGTGATTTTAAAGTTGTTATTCTTGACGAAGCTGACTATCTTAATCATCAGTCAGTGCAGCCAGCTATGCGTAACCTAATGGAACAATACAGTCAGAGTGTAAGATTTATTCTCACCTGTAACTATCCTAACAAGATTATTCCCGCATTGCATAGTCGTTGTCAGCGTCTGCATATTGAAAAAACAGATATGACAGAATTCATCAAACGTGTTGAAACTATTTTGCAAAAAGAAAACATCGAGTTTGATCTAGAAACTCTAGCAACTTATGTGTCAGCAACATATCCGGATCTACGCAAGTGTATCAACAATGTACAAATGAATAGTCTAGATGGTAAATTACACAGTCCCGAATCATCTGACTCAAGCACCGACTATCGTGTAGAAATGATTGATCTGTTTAAGAAAGGCAAGATTAGCGAAGCACGTAAACTAGTATGCGGACAGGCTAGGCCAGAAGAAATGGAAGACATTTATCGTTGGCTTTATGAGAATGTTAGCATCTTTGGTGAAGAACCTTCACAGGAGAAAGCTATTCTTATTATCAAGCAAGGACTAGTGGATCATACCTTAGTTAGTGATCCAGAAATTAACCTAGCGGCTACACTGATTAGACTTAGTCACGTTAATGACTGACAAAAAATCTAACTCTGCTAAAGGAAGAACAAGCTATGATTCTACATCAACAGGTTCAGTAATTCCTTTCTTCAATAGGAATGTTTCAGAATATCCCACGGAAGCAGGCGGAGTTAAATTTGATCTAGTACCTGTTACAAAACAGAAAGATCTAATGATCAATCATGCTAGGATCTATGCTCAACAAGAGTATGATCGTATTATGGAACTAGTAGCAGTATTAGAAAAGCAGGCGCAGGCAATCAAACGACGACTCGATATAACAGATTTAGTACATGCTGCCGAGTATCAGTTTCAGCTGGTTATGGGTAATTCTTATTGGCTAGTATGGGATACTCGTAAAGAAAAGATGTTACTAGTACTGACCGGACCCAACGATTGGTCAACTGGTGTTCCCAACAATTATGAATATCGAGCACAGGTCAAATATATGGGTGATCATACCTGGATGGAAATAGAATGAAAAAAGGGGACCTAGTCCCCTTTTTATTAATCGTCACCGTAAAGGTCTAGTACCTCCTTAACGGCTTTGTGTCTTTCGATATCGTGACTATCAAAATACACTGCATCGATGTGATCTAACCGTTGACCTTTGATTTTGTCAATGAAGTCAACTAGGCCGTTATCTTTTAGGCGGTCGGCTTGGTTAAGATCCCCTGTTACTACCATCTTAGAATTTTCACCCAGGCGTGTTAGCAACATTTTCATTTGGTTCTGGGTAGCATTCTGCATCTCGTCCGCTATAACGTAAGCATTCTTAAACGTGCGGCCGCGCATATATGCAAGCGGGCTTATTTCTATCACTCCCTCATAGAGCATGTTTTCTATATCTTTCTGCTGATAGTATTCTCCTAATACATCAAAAATAGGTCTTGTCCATGGCGCCATTTTTTCATTAAGCGTCCCTGGTAAGAATCCCAAATCCTCATCTACGGAAACGGCGGGTCTTGTGACTATAATTTTATCAATTTTTCCCTCTTGATAAAGTTTGATTCCCATCTGCACCGCCAAGAGCGTCTTACCCGTGCCAGCTGGCCCGATGGCAAACAAGATATTCTTGTTGTCGTCGTGCAGTTTAAAAAGGTAAGTTTCTTGGTGCTTGTTACGTGGTAACAAGGTTACACGCTGCTTTTTTGCAGGTACATGTGCATGAAAGTCAATTACATTCACATCTGAAGTAAAACGTTTTTTCACTCTTGTGTTTTTACTCATTAAGGTTATCTCCCACTTTTTAGTAAAGTAGGACATGTAGCGACCGCCTCGATAACTACAGAGGTCCTACACTCTTACTTAGTCATTTTGGACTAAAATAAACTAGCAACATATGATTTAAAGCCAGCTAAATAAGTATAGAATATTCTTAGGACTAAAAATGCGCGACATTTTAGACGTTATTAAAAATGTAGAAAGTATCTACAGTACAAACAGCAGTTTAAGCACTCTTAAAGACTTTGAGCGTGTTCTAGACGAGATGAATATGTACGTATATAAAAACTGGCAAGATGGTGAATTAGCCGAAGGCCCGATAGTTGATAGACACTGGATCAAAGCCAGCTTTATGTGGCCGCATGAAAAAATGCCAGATCCTATGGCTGCTAAAAGATTGTTAGATTATGGCTGCAAAGTACGTTATGAAAAAACACATCTTATAGAACCCCGAAAAATTAACAGCCCGGATGATTTCCGTCCAGGTACTCGTAAAGGTAAATTAGATCGATTACCAGTTTGGTTAGTAGAAATTACTATGCCTAAAAAATTAGTAACTGAAATCTTTAACGGTTACATGACTAAAATGAAAGAAGGCATGGGCATAGGAAACGGTAGGGCCGATGCGGCGCCTGCTCAACCAGCAGATCAAGCAGCAGTTGCAGCACCTGCAGTACCAGTAGGGGGAGCACCAAATGCAGCACCAGCAGCTTAACGAAGAGCTCATAGCGGGTGACTTAAAAATGTTAGTTGATAACATTTTTGAAATTGATAGCTATGCTTCAAAGATGGGATCAGATAAAGATATTGTTGTATTAAGTTTCAATGTTGAAAGTCTAGCACCTGCTAAAGATCTAGTAAGATTTTTAGAACGCGGATACGATTTTGTTCTTGATGCAGATTCAAGTCCCGGAGAACTTGACGACGGACGTTATAAAGTTTTTGTAGAAATTGAAAGAAACAAACGTATTGCAGAACAGATTTCAGAATTGCTCTACGGGTTAAAAGAACTAACAGAAGTAGATAATTTTAAATTTAGATACTATAAAAGTTTTCACAGCATTGATGCAGACGAAACTAATCTAAGAGAAACTGTGCCATCTAACAAAGATGCATACGAACAAAATATTCAAGAAAATACTATGAATAATTTTAGCAACTTCTTTGGACGCAGTTATTTAGAACAGGTGAGTGTTGATCATGAAGATATTGTATTCCAAAAGAAATATGCAGAACCATTGCGTATGCGTATCAAAGACTTCGGCACAACTGCACAGGTCTACAATAACATAGACGGTCCAATTATGTTAGAAGGTAGTTCTATGAGTGAAGTTATGTACTTTACCAAGTACGTAGGTAACTACAACATTACTAAAATTGGAAATACATTTGTATTTGAGAACGGCAAGTATGCCGTAGCGTTGGAAAAAGTCTAATGTGGATAGTTAGTCTAATACCAGA